TCAAGCGTTCTTGACCGCAGTATCTGAGATACCCAGACGCTGGCGAATTGTCATTGGCAGCAGGCGACGAGTGGAAATGCGCTGGCGAGGCATCTCGGCTACGCGAGTCTCGTTGCCGTAGAGATCAAGGTACTCGGCATAGTTGTCGAACGACTGGCGCGTCAGATAGTCCACGTAGGTTTCGGCCTCGGCGCCATTAGCCAGGATCACTTCATGGTTTTCGGTCTCAATATGGTAGTAGACTCCATCCTTAGGTAGCTCATGGGGCGAGACATAAGTGATCGAGCCTTGGTTGACCAACACGCCGGCATTGACGACCAAGCCATCGATGATCATGCCATGATCGGCTGTCACCACCAGATCGCGGTTAGGCTTACCAGGTGCCAAAGCACCTTCTCTGATACGCACCGGCAGCTTGTTGAGCGCAGCGACACGCTTGCCCGCACGCTGCAAACCAATCCACTTGACCGGTATCATCTTTCCTCTGGCCGTCAGCACCAGGTCACCGATCTTCAGTGTCTCCACTGCTACCTCGCCTTCCGACGTGGCAATCATAGTACCCGCCGCGAAGCACTGTAATGTGTTGGTGAAGGTGAAGGTACCACCATTAAGAAAGGTACTGAGATCCCAATTCTCGTACTCCTCCTGGGTTATCCCCTTAGCCATCTTGATATGGGCAATAGTCACGGGCCTGGTCATGCCATAGGCATCGTCGCCATCACTCAGTGTCAGCACCCCGTTGGTGCTATCGTAGCTATACATCTGCCAGGCATCTCCATTGCCCAGGTGCAGCTGATCACCGGTCGACATGCCGTCCACATTGAAGATGTTCAGTGAATCCACATCCTCCTCAGCGATGGGTTCAATGTAGGTGAAGTCCCCTTGGCCGCTGCCATCAAAGTTAACGTTGAGAGTCGGCGCGGAGTAGTCTCTGAGCGTGGCAGCGGAAGCGTTGAAAGTTATGGCGCTTGAGTCCTCGATGTTGAAAGTTACGTTGTTGTTGTCGTACAGGAGTGGCGAACTGGCCGGCTCCAGGCCGATCGTCAGGTTGCCATCATTGGCCGCCGTGAAAGTGGGGGGTGTTCCCTCGAAGCTGCCAATCTCAGCGTCAACAGTAACCCCGTCAACAACTAAGTGGTGGTCGCCCAAGCTGGTGATACTGAGCGTATTCGTCTGATCCGCATTCTCTTGCGAAATAGTTGTTGTGCCGGGGGCACTAAGATCGAGTTCGAGATGAGCCATGATTCCATTCTCCTGTTGTGATGCTCGGATTCATAGAACAACCGTAGCATTGACGTCGTAATCATGTTCGGCGACACAACTCCGTCAAGTTTTCGCTCGGACATGGGGTGGTATCTCACTCATCACATGCCTGCACCCCAGGCAACGTTTTCAAGGATACTACGGGTCGATGACCACTCCCGGCCGCCTAGCATGGGCTCAAGCGTAGTTCACGGTAACAAAGCGGCCGGGCGTTCACTCCTCTTCCCGCGAGGCACTACCTCACTTCGCTATGCCTCCCCAGAAATTGTCGTCCTCCACTGCAGCTTGAACGGGCTCCAAGTATCCTGAACCATAGCCCACTCGCCATTGATCCGTTGCCAGACCCGGAGAAACGACCGTCACTCCCCAGCCGCCCTGATGCGAGGCTCGGTGTAAAACCACCATGCGAGTGGCGGCCGCTCTACCCCCAACCGTTCCGGTGCGTGTACGTGATCGTACCACCCAGCCAGCGGCAGGCTCAGGCAACCCGAGGCGGCGGGAGATCTCCGGTGGCTGTAAGTAGATAGCGAATCGTCCGCACATGTCCGTAGAATAGGCCGAACAGCAAATGAGCGACAGCGAGGGGACATGCAAGAATATATAAAGCAAATCACCGAAAAGGTTGGCAACCTCAACATAATCGCCATAACCGTTCTGGCACTATTCATCATTTCATTTTGCGTAATCACAGGGATTTCATTAGCGGGCATCTCTACATTCGGGCTACTACTTGTAGCGATTAGTGCCTTGCATTACACCAAACATCAGGCACAGGAGTGGAGAAGAAGGGAAGCTTACCACTTGGCCACCTCTTTAGATGAAGAATTAAAAGAATCACTAAAAAAATAATCCAAACCATCCGCTTTGCTCATCGAATAGACATCCACCCTCAAAGGGTTCTAAACGAATCAGATGAAGAATTCCAAAATCTTGCTCTATCAGATCTTCAAAAAATACAAGCAATGCTATCTAAAATAAGAACGATAAATGATTTTCTAAAATCTATCAACGAAGACAACTTAGATGATCTAGAAAACGTTATTGAAAGGTCATAAAATTTTTTAGCCTATCACTACTCACATAGAGCGGAACCGCATGAATTGAGAAAAATTATAGATAATATCAACGAAAATCACTTAAGAGAATTAAAAATTAAATGCAAATTATACTGCAATGACATTAGCGAAATTCAAATAAAGCTTGTGCGCGATCTCTTCGAGTTAAAGAGAAGACCCATAAGAAAGACTGTATATTAAGTGTGACGCGTCGCCCTCCCTGGGCGCCGCATGCTGTTGGCGTCACACCCAGAGCATAACCCGCTCAACACGGTCTGCCGTAAGATATAGTGGTAAAACTGTGTAAGTGATCGGACATTCAGGCAAGTTCTGACCGCACGTCATGCAGCCACCATAACGGCACCATCTTAAAATCACCACACATTGCAAGCTAAAGGAGACATTGATGCGCATGAAGGTCGGGCCCACATACGACAATATAAGAAAGGACTTATTAATATGCCATCAAAACAGGGCATGGGAGGTTATAAAGCACTCAATCACCATTGAAACTGCAATCCTTGCAGGGTGGTACTACCTGCTTTTCGAGAAAGACCAGACACTCCTTTCAATATTGATAAATGTATTCGCCATAGCAACAAGCTTATTTCTACTAAGAGCCTTAAAAAGGTATAACGAATTAATGAACATGGCCGACAACGCCATTAAAGACGGAGAACTCACAATATACAAACCAGAAGACAGCGGAAACAAAGATAAGGATGAAGGAAGAACAGAAAAAAAGCTTAAAAGCTTGATAGGGAAAAATGGCACGGAGATAACAGAGCGACTAATGATATTTTTAGTGATCGCAAATATAACCCTATTGCTGATAGGAATAACAGTTGGGGTGGGCAGGATAATCTGTTTATAGACTACTCTCCGGGACATAGCCCGCATAATGCGGACTATCTATCAAGGACTCCCATCACGCCCCCGCAATGATACCGAACCGATCCGGGGGCGTGTACATGATCGTGCTGCCCTCACCGTCGGGCATGTCGCGCGGGCTGCGGTCGTAGACACTGTCATACGTGGCCAGCAGATCGGGATCATTGAAGACTAGATCATAGACCGCGTCGGCCGTACCTTTGCCCTCGAACGGGGCCTCGGCCAACACCACGACGCCGGGCGTACTGCGCCACTGATCGGCTTCGGCATCGCGCAGGCGGGCATAGGCCATCACGGCATCACCGTTCATGACCGCCGGGGTCCGGGCAAAGCCCGTCACCCTGGGCGGCTGCGTCAGGCTGCCGTCATCGTCTCGCTCGAGCAGCTCTGGGTGATTGGTGTCGAGATACGCCACCAGCGCCGGGAAATCGGCGACGTGCAAAATGGCATCTATCATGCAGTCATCTCCTCCGCCTGGCTCTGGGTGAGCACGATCGGATACATCGTGACATCGCCGACCGTGCCATTGATGTTGTTGTTATTGCCCGACACGCCCCCGACCCGCAGCGTATCGATCACGGGAAACTCGTTAACGCTCCGCGACACCGTGACGCCATTGAGGGTGAGCCGGACCGTATTGTTCGGGGGATCCACCGACAGCAACAGCCGGGCGCTATCCCCGGGGGTGAAGTCGGGGAAATCGCTCAACGGGATGACGGCCTGCAGCGAGCTGCCTGTGCTGACAAACAGCACATTGTCACTGTTCGAGGGCAGCCCCACGCGGATCGAGTTATCCAGACCACTGGAGTACAGATAGATCACCGTGCCGGTAGCTGACGTCTGCCGGCCTTCGGCATAGACGCTGAACCCGTTCGGGTTGTACTCATTCCCCAAGGTCCGCGTGATGGTGTCGGCCGCACGAGTGACGGTGGTGTCCTGAGTGATGATGGGCGAGGATGGCGAATCCCCGTCCTCGATGTTGGCATGCCAGACATAGAATTTCGCATTGCCACCCACGTGAATCCGAAACCCCGATTCAACCGTCGAGGTGATGCTACCCACATCGAGATATTGCCAATCGTCTGTCAGCTCGAATTGTTCGAATTCATCGATGCCATCCCCTAGTGCCCGGAACCGGGTGTCGATGACACTCGGTCCGTCGGGGTGTTTCTTGAGGTAGATTGCCCCGGAGACATCACCGGCCGGCACGCTCTGTCCCACGATGTAGAACGTGTCCGCAGACGTCGAGATGCTGACAGACGTTGAGCCCTCAACCAGGCACCCCGTCAGCGATCCATCCGGCGCCGTGGTGGCATTAGGGGTCTTGGTCACATTGTTCTGAGTAACCGAGAAATTGTTTACGTAGTCAGTGCTGTCGAGAAAGTAGTTCGTTCGGCTGGGTTCAACCAAGGCCCCCTTCGACACCCCGTGTTTCCACTGCCGGGCGAGGGTATCCGCCAGCCGCTCATGAATCGTCCGGTTCGGCCGCTCCACCCATTTGGTGCCGGAGCGACTGATGGTCATGAGGTCGGACGGCACCGTGGTGTCGGTGCGCTCGCCCCCTTCATCCAGTTGGTACCGTCCACGGGCGAACGAAAATTTCAGGGTCGCGAGCTGATCGTAATGGGCGTGGATGTTGCTCTTCAGCGCGCCAGCATAGGCCTCGACATAGCCCCGGGCCTCCTCGGCACGCTCAGCATCCTCGGCCGCGCCGTCGATCTTGGCGGCGTACTGGTAGACATATTCCGCCATGGCAACCGTGCCCTTGAGAGCGGGTAGAAAACGCTCACGGTGGCCGCCATTGGCCAATCCGGTTTCAGGAGACGCATCATCAGTAATCGTGATGCCGGAGCCACCGAGGCGTGTCGGGAATGTCACTGATGCCATTAGAGGATCTCCTTGAGGCTGATACTGTTCGAGTAGTTGGCGAAGTAGGGATGCTCGAGCGGATCGACGGAGACCTGGCGCCCGATGAACGTGGTAGCAAATGAGGACTGGTCCGGCTCCGTGCTCTCGGCATAGAGCACCTCGCCATGCAGCCCCTGCTTGCGCTGCAATGCGAGCGACCGACGGAACCCCTCCTCTTGAGAGAGATGCTTGAGCGTGAAGGTGACGGTACGTTTCGGTGTCTTGGGATCGGCATATTCGGTCATGCCGGGGTCGCCGGCTGTCTCGAACTCGGTGCCGATGTCGTAGCCGTAGGCGATGCCATAGGCGGCGTTGTACTCCGGCTGCCAGGTATCGGAGATCAGGCAGCGACCGAGGGACACATAGCCATCAGGGTTGCTCGGATCATTGATCTCGACGTGAATGCGTCGGGCGATCTGCGTGTCGCCCAGGAACCACGTGGCCAAAGCCGTGAAATCGCTGCGTTCGTCATCGTCAATGATGCCGGTCCAGAAATTGTCGAACTCCCACTCCAGCTCGGCAGTGGCATACACCGCCGGCCACACCTGCCCCCAGCCGCTATCCCAGGCCAGGTCCGTGCCAGCCGCATCGAAATACACGCGCACCCGCCACTCGGCGGTGGCGCTGATGTTGTGCTTGGCCAGTGCCACCACGCCAATGGCACGGGACTGGGGCAGTGTGACGACGAACTGCGTGCTGGCGGGGTCGGTGTCGACGGTGCGGGCCTGGTCGGCCATCACCGGATTGAGTAACTGGTCCAGGGGCAGCTCGGTTTCCCAGCTCCCGCCGCTCAATGTGGCCGCGTCAATGTGGTTCGGCCAACACAGCGTGACCCAGCGATTCTTCATCGTTACCCCCATAGGTCGAGCGTCAGGCGGTTTTTCTCGGCATTGATCGTCCGGTTCACCACCAACAGGTCACGCCCGGTGGCATAGCCCAGGCGTGGTGTGACGACACGTACGGTGTCGCCGATGGCAACGGATACCGTGTCCAACACACGGGCCTCAACGCTCAGTGAGTCACGGCGGGGAGAGAGCAGCGTGAGCACATCCGTGGCGGCCTGTTGCCCGGCGCTGCGCGAGGCGAGCCGGCTCTCGACGGTGATCTCGGCGGCGAGCGGATGCCGAGTGCGCACCGCACTGTCCGACGCCTCGGCCGAGCGATGCTGAGTGGCCAGCCGGGCGCGCCGGGCGTCGGATACCGAGCCAGAGAGATCTGTCTGTGTCGTCTCGATGCGGTCGCAATGCCACGTCACGCGGTGGACCGGCAGGCCATTGCTACCCGCGCCGGTTGCGGAGCGACTGATCGAGAGGATCTGGTGGTCGCGGAGCGAGAGCACCGGCGTACCGGGCTCGGCGAGCAGGCCGGCCTGCACCGTGTTGCTGCTGTCGATGCGCCACCAGCCCCCCACCGAGGTCACGATCTGGTCGAGCAGTGCGGCGGTCGTCGTCTCGCTTGTCACCCACAGCCGGATGGCGCCACGGGCATTGAGGGCGGACACATCCCCTACCGACACCCCGGCCTCGGTGGCGATCTGGTCGAGCACGTCGCCGGCATCGGTCAGCGGTGCCTCGGCATCGCAGGTGATCTGCCCCTCCGGGCTCGAGCCCAGGCGCATGTAGCCCTGGTACGCTCGGAACTCGCCGGCGGCCGGCTCTGTGCTCTCCAGGTCCGACAATGAGGCATAAGCACCGCCATCGGTGAGGGAGTGGCCTTTGTCGTACACCGCCGAGACCGTGCAGTCCTGGTCGCTGACCTGGTAGATCAGCTTGGCGCTGTTGACGAGCGTCGGCGACGCGTTGCGCACCTGGCCGTAGACGCGCGGCTTGAGCGTACCGGCGATGTCATCGCCCGTGCCCTCGAGGCCATCCGGCAGGACGTTATCGCCGGCATAGCGATTGCCGGGATGGGTCTGCTGCAGCAACTCGACGGGATCACGCAGGCGCACCGAGACGCGCCGTCCGTCGAACGCCACACGTGCCACCGTACCAACCAGCACCTCAGTGACGTTGCCGGCATCGGCATATAGCAGCCGCGCCTCCCGACCATCGGTCGCGTAGTCGGCCAGCCAGTTGAGCCCGCCATCAGCATTGATCAGTTCGGTTTTCCCGTAGCCCGACCGGCTGGCGTCGATGAGGTCCCCCACAAAAAGCCCGGCTTTGTACAGGCCGGGCTGTTGGATGCGGGGAATCCATCGATGCGCCCCGGGGTCGTGATACTCGCCTGTGGCGAACCGTAACGTGACGGGCTGATCGGACGGATCAAGCGCCTCGATGCTGAGCAACCACACACTCATCGGGAGGCCTCCACCAGTTGCGACTCGGACGATATGCGCTCGAGGGCCTCGTTGCCGCGTTGCTGCTCTTCGATCTGGCGTTTCGCCGCCGCACCGCGCTGGCGGTTGGCCGCCCCCAGGTGCTCATTGCTTTCACCGAGGAGACGCTTGTTCTCGGCGCGCAGTGCGGCCACCTCGCGATAGAGGTCCTGCAGCGTCTCGACGATGTCGTTCTGCCCAAGCAACGGTAGCGCCGGGATCGGCGGCAGCTCGGCGCGGATACCCAGGCCACCATCGGGGCCACGATGCAGCGGCATAATGGCTTCGGGGTTCGCCTCGCCCATCACGCCCATGTTGAACAGGGTCGGCTCATCCACGACGGAGTTGGTGAAAACGCCGCCCTTGGCGAACGCGCTCAGCTCGAGAGAATCCGGGGAGAACTCGTGGCCGGCGACGATGTTTTCCCACGCGGTGAGCCGCCGATTGCGCAGCCGGTACGCCGCCATGTTGAGCACGAACTGTTTCGCATCCCGACTCATGTTGTCGTTGTTCTGGATGTTCTCGCGGATGCGCTCCCAGTCCTCCTGATCCATCCATGCCGTCGCCCCCTGCGCCTGGTTGCTATCCACGAAACCGGTCAGGTGCTCGATTTGGTTCTGGTTCAAGCTGTTACGAGCGTCGGCGATTTTCTCCTGATTCACCCCCATCTGCTCGATGAGCTTCTCGCCGGCGGCCTGGCGCGTGCTGTAGTACGCCATCTGCGCCATTTTCTGCTCGTGCTGACGCTCTTCCTGGGCGCGCTGTGCCTGTACCGCGTTCATCTGCTCGATAACGCCCGCGAGGTCGGAGACGCTGCTGTCCAGGGACACCAACTGGTTGGTGCTCGCGGTCATGTCGGTGACGAGATCGCCGAGTTTGCTGACCTGGTCGAGGGCTCTTTCCTCGATCGATTTTGTGTTGTCGCCGACTTCATCCGAGGAGTGCTTGAGCGCCTCCAACCGCGAGATCGTGCCGTCGCCGTTGACGTCCAACTTGTCGAAAATGCGCTTCAGCTGAGCATCAGATGCCATCCCGCTGAACTGCTTGCCGAACTCGTCGTAGTTGATGAGCCCGTCGAGCGACGTGTCGATCGAGTCGAACATCGGGGACAGTGCGCCGCCGATGCCGGACGCCAGGCCATCGAGCCGCGCGTTGGCGAGCTCCTGCGCCGTGATGATGCCGTCGGCATTGACGTCGGCCCGGTTGATCAACCGGTCGATCTGCGGTTTGCGTGCAATGCCGGACAGTGCCTCACGGATCTGCGCATGCGTGAGCTGCCGCGTGCGCGTCGCGTGCATCTGATTGCGCAGCACGGTTGCCAGCCGGGTGTCGCTCGGCATCTCCTGCACGACCACTGACTCGAACCCGCTGATGATGCCATCGGCGTTGAGGTCCATCCGGGCCATCATCGCCTTGAGCTGGGCATCGGTGGCCATGCCATCCAGGCCGGCCTGCAGCTCCTTGAACGTGAGTTTGCCGTCCAGGTTGGCATCGAGCTGATCGAACGAGGTATCGAGCGTGCTGATGACGCTGTCGGTCAGCTCGCTGATGCGCAGGCTGTTGAGCTCCTGGGCTGTGATGACTCCGTCAGCGTTCCGGTCGGCCTTGTTGATGAGCCGGTTGATGACCGCCTTGGACGCCACCGGGCTCAGGGCTTCGCGGACCTCGGCATACGACAGACTCTGGTTGCGACTGCGCTCCATCTGGTTACGCAGGACATTGGTCAGCCGAGCATCGGTGGGCATCTCGCTGATGATCACCGACTCGAGACCAGAGATGACACCGTCCATGTCGATGTCCATGGACTGCATCATGGCCCGCAGCTGCGCGTCGGTGGCGAGGCCATCGAGCCCCTTGCTGAGCTCATCGAATGTCAGCTTGCCGTCGAGGTTGGCGTCTAGCTCGTCGAAATACCCAGACAGCGATTGCGCGATGCCACCGGAGAGACCGCCGATGCGGGCACTGGTAATCTCTTGCGCGGACAGCAGGCCGTCGCCGTTCACGTCGATGCGATCGATCAGCTGATTGATGCGCTCATTCGACGCGATGGGCGACAGCGCCTGGCGCACCTGGTCAGCCGTCAACGCCTTGTTGCCGTTCGCCTCGAGCTGATTCTGCAACGCATTGGCCAACGTGGCATCGGTCGGCATGCTCTTGATGATCACCGATTCCAGCCCCGACATGACGCCGTCGCCGTTGAGATCCACGGCACGCATCACGGCATCGAGCTGGGCATCGGTGGCCTTGCCGTCCATGACGACCGCGAGCTGCTCGCGCGTGAGCACATCGCCGATGCCGCGGGTCAGGTCATCAAACGACCCGGCTAGTTGCTGGGCGATGTTGCTCGGCGTGTCGCTGCGCAGCACATCCGCGAGTTGCGATGTGATGCCGGCGGTCTGCTCGATCAACGCCTGCTTGATCTCGTCGGCGATGAACTGCTCGGCGGAGACCTGGTCGGGCAGGTTGCCGAGCTGGTTCTCGACACGCTCAATGATGCTCGCAGTCGCGCCGCCGCTGGCCGACCAGTTGCGCTGGGCGTCGATCAGCCTATCGGCGTACTGGGTGATGTTCTGCAGCGCCGTCCGGTCACCGCTCCGAGCCAACTGGAGCTGCTCGTTGAACGCACTGCGAGCCGCAGTGAGCTGTTCGCGAGGCGTGCCACCGCCCTGGTCGGTAGAGCGGAGCTGATCCAGCCAGCCGGAAATGTTGTCGAACGTGGAGCCGAGCGAATCCCGCGCGCTGGCCAATGCCTCAGCATAATCCCGACCAGCCTGCGCGGCTTCCTCCTGCGCCTTGGCCTCATCCTGCAGCGCCCAGAATCGCTCCTGGAACGGGCGCAGCGACTTATCGATGGTCTCGAGCTCACGCTCGCGCTGCAGCGCCAGAGCCTGCTCACTCTCGCCGGCTAGCTGGAGCAGGGAGATGCGCTGGTCGAATGACTGCTGGTCGAACGTCTCCCATGCTGATTTCACATCGCCTTTTAGCGAGGCGATCTGGTCGTCGAGCTTGGCCACCTCAGCGTTGACCAGTGCGCCCGAATCGGCGAGCCGATCGAAACTGTCGACGAGCTGCAGCAGCTGGGTGTAGTTGCGCTGACCGGCCTCGGTGTTGAGATCCTGGGCCTCGACGAGCTCGCGGAACCCATCGCGGGAGCGGGGCAGCGACATGCCCATCGCATTGAGCTGCTGGGTCACGTCAGAGCGCAGCTGGTTCAGCCGCTCTTCTTCGCTGTACAGCGTCTGATAGTAGTTCTGCTGAAGGCTCGACAGGTTCTGAACGCCACCCGCCATTTCGGCCAGCGAAGATGCCGCCTCATAGGCCGATGCCGTCGTGTCGTCGAAGCGCAGATCGAGGCGCTCGGCGGCGTCGCTGAGAAAGCTGAACGCCTGCCGGGCGGCGAGGCCCTTCTCGACAACCTGGTCGATGCTGCCATCGAGCCCCTGCAGGAACTCGGCGAATTCCGCGTCAAGCGCGCCGAATGCGTCTTCATAGCGCGAGGTCAGGCGATCGACGACCTCATCGGGGTGGCTGGTCTCACCGTAGTGCCCCTGGATGCCGTGACGGTTACTGGCGAGGACCGCGTCGCGCATGGCCGCCAGCTGCTCGGGCGTCTCCGCGAGAGACGCAACAGCGGTATCCAGTTTGGCGATGCTATCAACGAGCTGCTGAGCCTCGTCGATGTCCCAGAGATCCGCTACCTCGTGCGAGCCGTCGTCATTGAACCCGACAGCACCCAGGCCGCCCTGGGCGACAATGCCGTGATCCCATGCGTGCCCCTGGCTTGAGGCCCGGCGCTGCATCGAGATGTCGAGGTCGCTGCCGCCGGAACCGAACAGGGTATCTGCTATGGTGCCCAGCGCTGAGCCGACAGCAGTGCCGATACCCGGCAAAACGGCCGTGCCGATCGCCGTGCCGGCCATCTGGCCGTAATTCGAGTTGGCATGCTTATCGGAGATGGCACCGGCCACTTCTCCGCCGAGGTAGCTACCCGCGATGGCACCGCCTGCTGTATAGATCCCGGACAGCGCGTTCGAGGCAGCACCACTGTTGGCGAACGAGTTGAATCCAGCCTCCAGTCCGCCCTGGGTCTGTACCGCCAACTCAGCGCCAAACTGCCCAGCGTAGGTCGAACCAGCGCCCTGGAAGGCGTTCCAGGCATTGGTGAATACCTGGCCTCCTGTGTTGAGCATGTTGGAACCCACGGAGGCAAGCTGATCGAAACCTCCGCCCCCCGACTGACCACCGATAGCCGCCCCCTGACCACCAATGCCGATCTGGGCACCGATGGAGGTGGTGATCTGCCGCGTGGTGTAGGCGTGGATGACCTCGGCCAGCGTGTCCAGGGCCAGGTTCTTGAAGCTGTCGAACGCGCCTTCAGAGCCATCGAGGAACGACCGCCACATATCCACGGCGGCATCGTCCATGCGCTCGATGCCACGCTCGAACGCCGTGGCCATGGGATCGACAGAGTCCTCGACCTTCTCCATGGCCTTGCTACCATCGAGGCCATACGCCTCGGCCGCAGTGCCGGCATTGCGGTACTGGTTCTGCAACCGACGCAGCGACTCTTCGAGCCACTGGTTACTCTTACCCTCGCGCTCGGCGTACTGAGTCAGCAGCTGCTTCTGCTCGGCATACTCACGCTGGCTGGCCTGGACAGGGTAGAGCTCGTCCAGGAGAGAGCGGGCCGCTTTTGCCTGGCGCTCCAACTCTTTCGCGAGCTCGGACGAAGATTCGGCAGCGTCGTCGGATGCAATAGTGCTATGGGCAGCTTGTTCGATCACCTCCTGCAACGACTGACTGGCCTCGTCGCCACTTTTACTGACATCCTGAAAGCCCTCGGCAACCAGGCCAGAATCGTTATTCAGGTATCGGAGGCGGAAGGCTGTGTCGGAGATGTCGGTGCCAAGCTCGCCCAACTTTTCGCCCGCATAGTCAGCCAGCTCGCCGAGGTAATCCCGGGAGAAGTTCTCCTCGAATGCGGCCCGCACCTCGCTAGCAGCCCCTTTAAGTGGATCCGTAATTGCACTATTTACTGCTGCCTGAAAATTCGAGAAGGAGAAATCACCGGAAAAAATGGCCTGAATGTCTTGCCAGAGCCCCTTGGCCATGTTCAGCACATTATCAAATGCATTCTCGAAAGACGTGCGCACTGTCCGTGCAACAATGCCGAACGTGTCGCGGACCGTCAGGAAGTAGGCAATGACGCCATTCACTGTGTGCTGGGCTGCGCCGGCGATATTACCCATCAGCGCCTGGAAAGTGCTCCAGACATAGCTTGTGACCTGATCGACGGCCTGGCCGAACTCACCTGTTGCCTCGGATGCCGCGGCATACCCGTGTCCCACGAGGTTGCCGACCCGCTCGCTCGTTTCCTGCCATGATGCGCGCAACCAGTCCTGCACGCGGGCATCGGTATCGCCGAGCTCCACTGTCGCGTTGCGAGCCCCGTAGAGCGCGCCTGTCAGTGCGACAAGAGAGGTCGCAGCTACTACATAGGGATTAGCGCGGACTACCTTGTTCAGCGCCTTCTGCGCCGCATGGAACCCCCATGTGGCCGCTGTCGTGGTGACGTAGGCGCCGCCGAGCGCGCCGGTAGCCCCGGCTGCTGCTGAAAGGGCGCCGGCCATGGTCTGTAGATTGTTTGCCTGTTCATGCGTGAGGTTGTTGGCCTCAGCAAATTCCGGCAGCATCCCGTTGTAAACAGACAGCAAGCCGGATGCGGTGTCCGTCACCGACTGGAAGCCGCCGGAAAGGCCTGAATCACCAAGCTGAAGGACGGATTCACTCAGGGCGCTGTTGAAGGCGCGCATGGAACCGGAGAGGCCTGATCCTATGGTGAGCGCCATCTCACGTGCTGCGCCCTCAGAATTGTTCAGCTCTTCTGAGAAGCTCTGTACCCGCCCGGCACCATTCAGAAGAATCTGCGCAGCAGCGCCTGCTTCGGATCCAAAGATCTTGAAGGCGTCTGCTGTCGAGATATTGGCGTCACGTAGTGACTCAAGAACCGGGCCAAGGCCGTTGGCCTCAATATTCACGTCTTGCAACGAGACGCCATAACTGGCGAGTGCATCCCGGGCCTGCGGGGTGACGTTGGAGAGCTGCCGGAAGATACCTTGCAAGCCTGTGCCGGCCCGCTCTGCCTGAATGCCGGCATCGGAGAGCGTGCCGATCGCGGCAGCCGTCTCTTCGATGCTGACGCCGGCTGATGCTGCGAGCGGAGCAGCGGTGGAGAGCGCCTGGCCGAGCTGCGAGATACTGGTATTGGAGCCACCCGCTGTTGCGGCCAGCACGTCGTTCACACGGTTGAGCTGATCTACCTCAAGACGCATGCCGCCCAGGACGTTGGACGCAATATCGGCCGCCTGGGCCAAATTCATCTGGCCAGCGGTTGCAAGGTCCAAAATGCCCGGTGTGGCCGACAGAACCTCATTGACCTCAAAGCCTGCCTGGGCAAGAAAGCGTTGTGCCTGACCTGCTTGCTGGGCGCTGAATGCGCTGGTTGCGCCCAGAGTACGAGCCTGCTTTTCCAGGCTCTTCATCTGCTTCTCAGTGGCACTCGAGACAGCCTGGAGGCCTAGCATCGAATCTTCGAAGCGAGCTGATTCCGAGACAATGCGGGACACGCTGAACCCGCCTGCAGCTGCCACAGCGCCGCCAATGGCGGTTTTCAGCACCCCCATGCCTTGAGATACGCGCTCGCCAGCCTTCTCGGTACGCTCCAGGCTCTGCTCGAAGTCCTTCAGGCGCTTCTCGCCTGAGCGAGAATCAACAGTCAGCTCAAGGCGGGATTCAAAGGCCATGATTCCTCCGGGCACAAAAAAGGCCCGCCATTGGCGAGCCCATCAAAAAAAGCCCCGCTCAGTGGCGGGGCAGGGTGATTCTGTCAGGCCATTGGCCTTGGTTTATCTCAGCACTGACTCAGCGCGACATCGATCATCTTGCCGAGGCTGACCTTGGTGCCTGGTATGTCTGGGTTTTCGCGCCAGAGAGGATCAATCGCTGGATAGCCCCTTTGACTGGCCGCACCATTCAGCTGATAAGCAGTGCCGTCATGCGTGAACACAGCGGCATCCACTGGCTTGCAGTCCACCCGGCCACTATCCACCGTGAACGGCCAGTCGTTACCGTATTCCGACGCCGTCACCATGACCCCTGGCATTGACCCAGATTGGCTGTCTTGGCTTTGAGGCTCGCTTTGCTCGGTTGCCACATCGTTTTGAGCATCAGTATCGATCGCTCCGGTGAAGTATCCGAAAAGACCGATACCAACAAACAGTGCAACTAGAGCCAGAACCACTTGGGCCAGCTTGGGCATGAGACCCCCTCGCGAACATGACTTCCCTGGTAGCATAACCTTCGGCTGCGTGGCTGGCAAAGCGCGCTCATCAGCGGGATTGATAGATCTGATATTAATAGATGTTATTGTTCAATAATGTCGCCGCTGGCGTCATAGGAAGCCTCAACATCCACATTGATAACAACTTCTTGACCTTCAGCATGCACGAGATCAGGAGGGGTAACGGCCCTAAGTTGGCGTGCCTCGCCTGGCTCAAGCCCTCCCGGAATCTCATAGCTATAGCGGCTGTCCGCCCACGGGACTTCTCTCCCCGGCGTGGTTGCAACCATATACAGATCTACCTTTGAAACAGCTACATCATAGTTGTTGTGCAACTCAAAAGAGTAGATCCCAATGACCCCGCTGCCTGGGTCATATGTTACGTCGCCTACATCCACATCTGCAGAAGCAAGTCCTGTCATCACCAACATAGCTGGTAGCGCCGCCCACTTCTTCATTTAAAACCTCCGTCCCGGTTTTTCTGTTTATCTCTCAACCCGCCGCCTTATAGGGTCTAGAGGTACAGGGTGTTGCCCAACACCTCTAGCAAACCGTCTTCTGGATCTGGGGAGCCAGGCTTGCCGACTACCTGCACAACATGCATTCGGCTCAACAGAAAGCGAGGAAGCCTTAGCAAATTATATATCTGAGAGTGAATAAGCTTATCGCTCGACTTCACTTCCACCCAAGCTAGGCGGGAGTTATGGATAACCGCAATGTCAGGCCACCCCGATCTAGCGTTGTAAGGCGATGCAAGAAAAGACCGTAGCTCGCCTGCGTTATTTTCGACTTCATCAACAAGATGCCTGGCAATAGGAACCGAGGCTTTCTTCTTGCTTTCGACTGGCGGATACAGGCGGTTCATGGAGGCTGCGATTTCGTAAAACTTCGGCTTGTACATGCTCCGCAGGCATGCATATAGCCAATCCATATATTCAGGATCCCCGGCTTCCCTTCGAATCACTTCTAGCTGCGCAAATACATATAGCCCATGTCGCGGCCCATGGCGATGCTCGGAAACACGGGGCCAAAAAGAGGCATGTAGGCCGGAAAGGAGAGACGCTCCCTCATCAAACGCTGCTTGCGACACCCCTAAGTCATCAAGAGCCATGAGCACGGCTAGCTCTGGCCCCATCGGCTTGGGTGATGAGATCCGCATAAAAGGGATGCCCATTTGCTCGCACTGTGATTTCAGCGGCAGTAGGGCAAGAGCATCCTCGTACCCCGAATCCGTGATCTCGCCATCGCACGTTGCGCACCCTCGTCGGACAAGCCCATTTAAAGTGGTCTTTGTGCACCCACCAGTATGGCCATAGAGGCATAGCGACTTCAGTGCAGCCCTCAT